TGGTATTGGTATAAAAAAAGTGAACGAGGTGAACAAAAATCAAAATGGTGGATTATTAAAGATAATTTAATATTTTCAGAATTAAGAAGAAAAACAGTAGCAGAACTACAAACAGCAGTCACAGAAGCAAATACAGAACTACAAACAGTACTAGAAACAGTACAAAACGAATTAAATAAACCAGATTCAGAACTAAATGAAGCACAAAAAGAAGTAGATCAAGCAAAAATAGAACTAACAAACGCACAGTCAGTACTAAATGAAGCACAAAAAAAAGTAGATGAAGCACCAACAGAAGTAGAAAATGCAAATTTAGAACTAACAAAAGCACAGTCAGTACTAAATGAAGCACAAAAAAAAGTAGATGAAGCACCAACAGAAGTAGAAAATGCAAATTTAGAACTAACAAACGCAAAGTCAGACCTAAATGAAGCACAAAAAAAAGTAGATGAAGCAAATTCAGAACTAACAAAAGCACAGTCAGAACTAAATGAAGCACAAAAAGAAGTAGATGAAGCACAAAAAAAAGTAGATGAAGCACAAAAAAAAGTAGATGAAGCAAATTCAGAACTAAATGAAGCACAAAAAGAAGTAGATGAAGCAAATTCAGAACTAACAGAAATAACAACCACAGTTCTATATTCTGATTTTAATAAAAATGATAAAAATTGGAAAACTACTAAAAAAAATAAATGGAAAAATAATCCTTTTACAAAATACATAGTTAAAATACAAATTAATATGGGTGTTTTGATTTTTTTATGTATACTATTATTATTTTTATTTATAAAATTTAAATATGGTGTTGTTCGTTATATTAGAATTGGTTTAGGGTTTGTTATATTTATACAAATACTAAAAGTGAATAATTTAATGAGAGGAAGAGGAAAATTAAAAACAAAAAATACTGAAGGACTTGTTACAGACCCCCCGCAAGATTCTTTATTAGCTACAATTAAAAATCATCTAGATGATACTAAATATAATGATTTTGTAGACAAATTAAAATCATTTCCAAATAAGGGGTTTAATAAACTATTTTTTTATTCTTTAACGGAAAATGAATGGTCCGAAGATGAATCTATAAAAATTAAAAACGTTATTAGGAATAAATATAGGACCCGAATGGGAATAATATCATTTTTAATTTTAGGTATAATTATAGTTCCTACTAGTATTTTCTCGAAAAACTGGCATCTAGTAGGTTTATATTTAATTACTTTACTTATTATGATAATAATATATGTGTCTTTTTCTATAAACGGTGAATTACCTGAAGAATTAAAGAAAGATGAGGATGATTTAACAGATAATTTAATAACCCTTTGTAAAAATTAAATACATATTACATACTTAAAACTCCAATACTTAAATATTTAAAATTGTATTTGTTTTGATTTCTCTTTCTTCTTTTAAAAAAAGACATATTTTATCAACAAGTTCTTTTTTTTCATTTTTAAAAAATTTATTTAACTTTTCATTTAAATATTTATAAGACAAATTTTGATATACATTTTCATTTTTAATATATATTTTACGGTCTTGATATTTAAGTGCTTTGCTTTTCATTTCATTTTTTACCATATATGGTATAATAACTTTCTCTAATTTATCTCGCCTTTCCTTTAATTCCTTAATTTGAGTATTATATTCTTCTATTTTTTCTTGTAATACTATCATCATTTTTAATTGTTTATAAAAATCTCGCGATAATGGTGATGTCATTTTTGATTTTATTTATAATTATTTTTAACTATTTAATAATAATATTTTATTTTAAAAATAATATAAAAATTGAATTATTTTAAACAATATAAAATACATAACATTATTTGACTTTTAAAATAACGAATCATTCTAAAATGCCTAAAAAGAATAAAAAAATAAAACATTTTTTAGAAAATAATCCATATTCATTTTATTTAAAGCTATTATTTAATGATTCTGTTACAAATACATTTTCAATAGAAGAATTAGATGAACTTGCTTTAATAATGGAGTATGTTCCATTTATATCTAAAAGAATTTCAGAAAGAAAACGTCAGTATATAGCAACTTTACGTAAAAAAATTTTTAAACTAGTAAAAAAACAAGAGTTACAAGATGAAAAACAAGAGTTACAAGATGAAACACAAGAGTTGCAAGATGAAAAACAAGAGTTGCAAGATGAAAAACAAGAGTTGCAAGATGAAAAACAAGAGTTGCAAGATGAAAAACATAGTTCATTGGATATAGATTATGATAAAGAAAAAGTATATAATAACTCTATAATTAAAAAACTCATAATTTTAAAAAAACAAGATATTTTGATTTTAGATTGTATTTGTAATTTAATGAATGAAAATGAAATAATTGAATATAAAAAAAAATTAACTTATTTTGTAAATAGAAATCATAATATAATAAATAGAAATAGTAATAGTAATAGTAATATATGTGTTAATTATATAGTATCGTGTTATCATTTTCATGAATCAAACGGAGATCATTTTAGAAATGATAGAGATAAATTCAATAACTATAAACTAGCGTTAATTTATAGGCTTGTTAGAATTAAACAAAGTATTGATAAAAATGAAATTATAAATAGAAACAATATAAAAGCTATTTTAGTAATATTTGAGAAAATATCTAATATTAATAAAATTTATACAAAATAAAATAAATTTACTCATATTAATTTAAAGCATATTAATTTAAAGAATAATATTTTAGAAATAATTATAATAATTATATAATACATTTTTTTATTATGAATAACAATATTAATAATGTTGATATTTGTATTGGTTTAGCCTGGGGAGATGAAGCAAAAGGGAAAATAGTCGCACATCTAGCTAAAACAAAATCATATGATTTTATTTGTAGATGGGCTGGTGGGAGTAATGCTGGACACACGATTTATGTAGATGGAAAGAAATATGTGACTCATTTAATTCCTGCTGGTGTTTTTTATAACATACCATCAATAATTGGACCAGATTGTGTTATAAATGAGAATAAATTCGCTGAAGAACTCGTTTATTTACATTCACACGGTTTTGATATTGATTTAATTAAAGTATCGCCCAAATGCCACGTAGTCCTAGATAAACATATTAATGAAGATAAAGCGTCTTATGCCACAAAATTAGGTTCTACATCACAAGGAATTGCGTTTTGCTATAGAGATAAATTTGGGAGGACTGGTACTAGAGCAGAAGATGTTCCTTTTTTTAAAAAGTATTTATGGGATGAAAAATTACACGGAGACATCTTATGCGAAGGAGCACAAGGGTTTTGGCTTGATATTAACTACGGTAATTATCCTTATATAACATCTAGCACAACTCTTCCATATGGTGCATGTTCTCTCGGGTTTTCACCTAAACTTATTCGTAATATCTATGGTGCTTCCAAAATATATGATACACGTTCTGGTGTTGACCCTCTTTTTCCACCTGAATTATTGGAAGATAACGAATTAAAACAAATTGCCACATTAGGTGAAGAATATGGTGCTACTACTGGAAGACCTCGTATTGTTAATTGGTTAAACCTAGATATGTTAGTTAAAGCAATTGCTATTTCTGGGACAACACACGTTATTATTTCAAAAACAGATATTTTAGAACAAGTGGGTGTATATAAATGTAAATACAAAGATAATATAATCAGTTTCAATACAATAGAATTAATAAAGGAATATATTGATAATGTTATTATAGAAAATTGTAATTTTGTTGAAAAAATAGTTTATTCTGATAACCCACATTCAGTGAATTTATAAATTTTTCTAGATATTCTTATTGTTTTTTCCTAGTATTTACTTGGATTTTTTCGGCGTGATATAGCAGTTTTGGGTTATTTATGGCGATTTTGAACAAAAACTGAAAAAATTGAAATTTATATTGTATTATAATGAACTACATTTTTTGGAAAGATGGGTAACACTCCTGCAACGCTAGAAAAAAGGGCAGAAATTGCTACTGCAGAAGTAGCAGCAACAGCAGTAGCAACATCAGTAGCATTATTAGAAGTACAAAAAGCAGAAGAAGAAAATGCAGCAGCAGAACAAGCATTATTGGAAGGATGGTTGTATGTGTTGCCTGAAGAAAAACTTTCTGCTGCAAATGCTGCTTTTGCTGCTGCAAATGCTGCTTTTGCTGCAGCAAAAGAAAAACTTTACTCAATCTCAGAAGAGCAACGAGAAAAGGTAGATTCTCTAGCAGAAGAAGTTAAAGAACTTACTGAACAAATGGAAGAAATTTCTTCTGTTATTACTCAACCATTATTTGGGTTCTAAAAAGAATTAGACGCTTGAACCAAAGAAGAGTCTATTTAGACGAGAGCTTCTGAATCGCCCCCTCCCCCCAAAAAAACAAAAACCAAAAAAAAAATCCCCCCTCATTTTTTTATTTTATATTTTTTTAATTAATTAGTTAATTTAAATAATATTTCATTAATTAAATTATATTTTTGTTTATTTTTATTTATTTTTTTAAATAATAAATAAGGAATTATGGATTATATAAAGGGTTCGCTTTATACGTTTACTACAGATAGACAAATCGCATTTCACGATAAAAAACTAGGGGTTTTTTATAAATTAATACAATGTGCTATTTTTTGTTTTATTTTATATGACCTTTTTACGAAACAACTTTATTTTAAAACAGAAGTCCCATCTGGATATACAACAATGTGGGCGGAAGCACATGACCTGTATAATATTCAAAGAAACTCTACTGTTAAAAAACCAGACTATTGTGACAATCAAGACTTTGATTACATTTATTCATTACCGTATTGGGATTATAGAAATAGTAGTTGTATAAATCTTCATTATAGTGAAATGTATGAAAAGGGTGAAAACGAATTTTTCTTTCAAACTTATTTTACTGAAAACAAAATTATATTACAAGATTGTGACCATTTTAATTATACAGAAAAAGAATGTCAAATTATGGATAGACTAGATGGTCAATGTTTCTGTCAAAATTATAAAAACTTTTATTCTATTGGTGTAGAAGGAATGCAGTTGGCATTTAATCATTTGTATTCTACATCTTTTGAAAGTGGTAGTAATTTAAACACATCTTCTAATGTAAGACCTATTAAAACTATTATTAATAATCATGATAAAACATATTCACTTGAATTTAAAAAAGGAGAAAATATAGTTATAAGTATAAAAGATTGGCTTAAATTAAGCGGTGTTAATTTAGAAGAATATAATACGGGTGTTAAAGTAAGTGTTATAGATGAACATATTAAAAATAATACATATCCAATTTATAGAATTACAGGATTGGAAATTATATTAAAAGTCAATTATTATAATATTGAAGATTTATCTAATTTTGAAGAGGCAGTTTGTATTATAGATGTTGTAACTAACAAGGGGTGGGCAAGTAAAGGTTCTAATATTAATTATATAAATTATCCTAATTTACTAGATGGTAATGATAATGAAAAAAATATTTATGTTGATAGATACAGATTTGGTATTAAATTTAAAATAATTGTTTCTGGACTTATGGGTAAATTTGATTTTTATATGTTAATCAACCATCTAGTATCGGTTATTGTTTTAACAGGAACCGCTAGAAGTGTTGTTTCATTCATTATTATGTATTTTCTAGGAAAGAAATCAATTCTTTTTAAAAAATATAGAGTAAAACATGTAGAATCAGATAAATTTATAGAGGAGGAAAAAAAACATAATACTGTATGTGATTTAGAACATAATGATGTTGATACAGACTTAAGTGTATCTCAATTGAGATTTAGAGGTAAAGATAAAAGAAAAAAAGAGAGTTGTAGTAGTTCGTCTGGTAGTGATTTATATATTATAAGTAGTAATGAAGAAAATAGTGATAATGATGATAATAATAATAATAATAATAATAATAATAATAATAATAATAATAATAATAATAATAATAATAATAATAATAATAGTAGTAGGAGATTTACTAAATTTGAGTATGATTTTGAAACATTAGATAAACAATTCACAGGATTTAAATAATTTAAGTTTTTATTATATTAAAATAAATAGTATATTACTTAATTTTATTAAAATTAAAAAATGGAAAATGTTAGTCTTTCTAGTGATAAATCTAGTGATGATTTATATCCTAAATGGTATAATCAGCGTATCCGTAATAACTATCAACATCTAATGGATTTACTAGAAAAGAAAAAATTTATTTATAATCGTGCTGGTGATTATTACAGAAATATTAATTATTATTTTGTAATACCATCTATTTTAATAACTACTCTTTCTAGTATATTTGCTTTTCTTTCAACTTCAGATATAATAGGTGATAAACAACAAGATGTATTTATAATATTAGTTGGTATATTTACAGCATTTTCCACTATGATGCAATCTATTTCTAGTTCTGTTGGATATTCTACTAAAAAAGAAATGTTTTTGGGTGCTGCAGACCAATATGATAAAAATATAATTAAAATTACATTTGAAATAAACAATCCTAGCGATGAAAATTTAATTAAAGGAATAGAAGAAGATATTAAAAAAATAGAGGAAAACTGTAAATATTTACCCCCTAATTGGATTATTTGTGAATGGGATAATAAAATTCATAAATTAAATGAATTAAAAGAACCAACTTATTTAAATTGGAAAGAAGTAGATAAGAATAATAATGATCATAAAATTAAAAATATAAATATAGATGCTTTTAAAAATTTACAAAATGAAAAAGAGAGATTACTTAATAGTTAATTATAAATTACTTAGGATTATAGTTTCCGTTTTTTTTAGTGTTTTACTGTCTGGAGATTTACTAGCAATAAAATATAATATACCTGCGAATCCATATGCTATTATAAATACTACAATTAACTTCCACAATCTTCCTTTTTCTTTTAATTCATCGCCATAAATAAATTTAATTGGAATGAATGGTATTATGATTCCTATAAATATATATAAACAAAATATGCCAAATCCTTTATTTGATTTATCTATAATATCAAATTTATCTTCTATATTTGAAGACTGTGTTCTGTAAAGACCCATATCTATTTTTTTTACTAATTTGCCATTATTTTCATTTAATAAAGGTTGATTATTATTAGTATTAGAAAACTGATCTTTTTCATAATCACTACATTTATCTATATATTCATTATCTGGAATAAAACAAGGGGGTTTATTATCCCAACCCTTTTTAATTGATATATATTTAGATAACATAATATTATCACCAGGTTCGACATTATTTTCTGCTTTTTGATATATATCATCTTTTAATTGTAAACTTTCTGGTGATATTGTTCCGTCAGCTTCTTTTATTATTGATTCTACTAAAATAAAAGAATTATCGACTGTTTGTTTATAATGTTTTAATGTTTTAAGATCTGTATTTGTATCTGTATCTAATATTAAATTTCCAGTATTGGGGTTAACATCACAAATATTCCAATAACCTGTTTTACTTCTACAAGTATCAAAAATATGTTCTAATTTTGTAAATAAATAATTTGATAAACTTTCTAATTGTGCGGATGTCATAGTTATTGAATTATCACTAATAAATATTTGTATTAAATTTTGTATTTTTTCTTCTGTAAACTCTTCTTCATTTTTATCTAAATAGTATTCTGATATATAATCTATTATATCTTCTATATTTTCTTCAATATAATTATATTCATTATCATGTTGTGATAATTCTGTATTAATATTTTCTTTTATGTCAACAATTGCTAATTTTAATATTTCATCATTATAAAAATTCATTAATAATTCATCGTCAAATCTCCAAATAGAATCGTCTGTCATATTAACTAATGGTTTAATGTCATATCTATTATTTTTTTTATTTAAAAATGAATCATTATTTAATGAACCTAGAGTCAATAAACCAATCATAATAAGAACAAACCACATTTTACGGTCTAATCTATCAACTAGAGATGTTCCTACTTTCATCGTAGCACCATCAATAATATTAAAATCAGCACTAATATTCGCTATTAAATAAATAACCCCAGCAATAGCAGTTGAAATTTTAATAACACTTGTAGATATAAGTAAATTTGGATTTACATCACTGCCCGGATACGCCCATCTAAAACGAGTATCATTCGCGTAAGCAAGGAATGTTATAAAAGCAACAAATGATTGTAGGACATTATCAAAGTTTATAATTACAATATTTAATAAAGACCCTAAAATTTTAGGTAATGATGGAATAGTATTTTTAAGAAGTTCTATATGTGGATTAAAAACAGCAACTATAACACTTTGTATAGGAGCACTTATAAACATATCAAGAAATACTGTTATAATAAATCTCCAAAAACTACTAGAAGTTAATGTTCCAAAAATATATTTTAATTGTGCCCCTAGTCCTTCAATAGATTTATCATTTACTTTTTTACCTATATCTCTTAAACTAAATCCTTCGTCTGTTCCATAACCTTGATCACCCATAAAACCTAACACACTCGCCATAAAAAATCCATATAATAATAATAACATTGTTGGTGAAGCACCGAAGAATTTTAATATTGCTTGAATCAAACTACTTATCATTAAAACAATAGATATTATTGTTCCTCTATCGGATGTTCTTTTTATTTTTACATCATCTGTTACATTAGGTTTCCATTCTGTTATATAAGAATCTTGTTTTTTAAAATAAACATAAACTCCACACGCTACAGGAACACCTATTAATATTACTAATATAGTTAAATATCCTAATAATTTATTACCTTTTTTTTTTGATTTTTTTAAATTATTAAAAATATTCTTTCTATTTACATTATTACTATTAATATTAATATTCATATTTAATATTTAATATTAAATATTAATTAGATAAAAATAATTACATTTTAGTTATAAATGTTTAAAAATTTGAAAATATTAATAGTAACATATAAAATCAATTTATGATTTTATTTTAAATAGATTTCTCTATCCTAATCAATATATATATATATAAGCATAAGCATAAGCATAAACATATTTCTTAAAGAATTAAGAAATTAGTTAGAGTATGCGAGACCACCCATACCACTCATAACACGGAGAACGTTGTAGTTAACAGCGTAGATGTTCATATCACCACCAGTAGTGCCAGTACATTTAAGTTGGGCGTTGTCAATTCTAGAGAAATTGCAAGTTCCAGATGGTTGGTGTTCTTCTGGTTTAAGAGCAAAAGAGTAGACAGCAATAGAGTCAGTATTCATGACACAACCATATCCAGTGTGGTGTTGCCAGACTTGAGTTCTAGTGAAATATCTGTAGTCTCTTTCGGCAAATCTATCATGTCCATTAAGAACAATTTTCCATTTAGCACCTGTTAAAATTTCGTCACCATCATAATCACCATTAGCGTAAGTGTCAGTCCAGACAAGTTCTTTAACTGGATGATTGAAGTTTAAGTCGAATGAAGAACCGGTAGAAACTGCACTGTATTGAACTTGTTCAATAAGATATTCATGGGAAACTTGTGCGAATCTTCGTCTTTCATCAGTATCGAGGTAGATGTAGTCAGCCCATAATTTAAGGGTAGAATTAGCAGAAAAATCACTAGACAGATTAACAATGACTTTAACTTCGTGGTATTGAAGAGCAATAAGTGGAAGAGCAAGACCTGGGTTTCTGCAGAACCAGAATTGGAGTGGAACAAAAATGACACCTAAGTCAACATTACTACCACTAGCAATTACACCACCAGCCGCAGCCATCTTTTGGAATTTAGTAGCGTATTCACCATCATCAAGACCTGAGGCAACCATATTTGCTACGGATGTGGCACAGACACCAGAAGAATTTTGTTCGGTAAGTTCAGCCCAAGTTTCCATCCAGTGTCCGTAATGTTTGTCGATCTGTTGACCCCCAATTTCGAGTTCAATATTGTCAATCATAGCGTGACCATAGTTAGCTTTGTTAACAAGACCAGTATCGCATTCAAGGTACATTTTGTGAACTAAATCACCGTTTCTGGAAATAGTAGCAGTAACTCTTGAACTAGCACCAACGGAACCATTGAACGTTTGTTCAATAGCTTCCATAGAGAAATTAGTATGTCTTCGGTAGACAACTTTGAAAAAAGTGATTTGTGGATTACCTGTAAGGTAAATATCTTGTGCGCCATAGGCGACTAATTGCATTAAACCTCCTCCCATTGTGAATAAAAATTAATTAATTAAATAAATAAAAGTTTATTAAAATATATTTATAATATTATAAAAGATAATAATTTTGAAAATAAACTAAAATTAAAATTAAATAAAAAAAAACTATTTAAAAAATAAATACACTTCTAAAATATAAAAATCACATATGTTTATTTTTTATAAATTAATTAATTAAATTTAATTAAATGAAAAATTATTATATTTAAGGACTATTTAAATTAAATAATTAAAATTAAAATATTTTATTATATTTAAGTTTACTTATAATTTATTAATAATTTTATTATAAATATATTTTAATAAACTTTTGTTTCTTTAATTAATTATTAAACTATGACATTTAAAGATAAAACTAAAAATAGAAATCCATTTAATGCTAATAAAACTATAGATGCTTTACATAATGATGTATTAAAACAATTTGAAAAAAATAAAAAAAATCTTAAAAATTATTATCATAATCTTGAATTACTGAATAAAAAGATTATATGCTTAAAATCTAATATTGACAAAGATAAAGAAATATATAAAAATTTTCATTTACAAGAAAAATTATGGAGTTTACAAGATGAAAAAACTACTATAGAAAATGAAATATATAATATTGAAACTAGAAAAGAAGAAACCGATTATTTATTGGAAACTGGAACACTTTTGAATCATTATTATAAAATAAAAGATAATGAATTTGAAAATAATAAATATGATAAAATATCAAAAAAAAATAGATATAAAAAAAGTAATACTAAAAATGATGTTTTAAATTGGTTAGAAAAAGTAGATGATAAAGTATATAATATTAGAACTGGAAAACAAGTTTTAAAAGTTAAAAACCCTACTATTATAAATGATAGTAATAGTAATAGTAATAGTAATAGTAATAGTAATAGTAATAGTAATGATGATAAAAAAGAAATTGATAGTTTAAAACCAAAAAATATTTATGAATTAATGACTAAGAAAGAATTACATAAAACTTATATAAAAATGATAGATAATGAGTATGTTGATAATAATACTATTACTATAAATTCTGATATATGTGAATATTGTAATACCGATATGCTTCTTAATCAAAATAGTGGTGTTCTTATTTGTTCGAATTGTGGAATCCAAGAACAAGTAATACTAGATTCTGATAAACCATCATATAAAGATCCTCCTAAAGAAATGACATCTTTTTGTTATAAAAGAATTAATCATCTTAATGAATTTCTTGCTCAATTTCAAGCAAAAGAAACTACTGAAATTCCAGATGATTTATATAATGAAATTTTGGTTGAAATTAATAAGGAACGTATTAGAAATATGGCACAAATTACTCCAGAAAAAATGCGTATAATATTGCGCAAGATTAAGAGAAATGACTACTATGAACATATTCCTTATATAATTAATCAACTTAACGGACTTCCACCACCTATCATTAGTGCAGAAGTTGAAGAAATTATTAGAAATATGTTTAAAGAAATACAAATTCCTTTTGAAGAATTAAGACCAACTGTTGTTCCAAAAAGAAAAAACTTTTTATCTTATAATTATGTTATGTATAAGTTTTTTGAATTACTGGAACTAGATGAATATTTACAATGTTTTCAATTACTTAAATCTCGGAATAAACTTCATCAACAAGATATTATTTGGAAACATATTTGTAGAGCACTTAACTGGCAGTACATACCGAGTTTATAATATCTATTCTATAATTTATCTTACTAAATTTAAGTAAATTAAAATATTCTTCTTATAATACTAGATTACTATATGTATTATAATAAATAATAGTATTCGCATTTTTACAATACTATATATTCTATATTAGTATAATTACTTGGAAATTTATTTTTTTAACTTCTTAAATACTTAAAGATCTCTACTTTTTCTTTTAATTTTTAATTTTTAATTTTTAATTTTTAATAAATTAGAATCTCCTTTTATTTTTAAAAAAATAAAATTGATTTTAAAAAAAAGTTTAAAACATATTATTCATAACGATAAATAACACACATATATATAATTAATATTTTAAAAAATATAATTAACTTATTTGCTATGGAACGTTATTTTATACATTATGATAAAGGAAATGAATATGTAGATAAAAAACATAAATTAATGTTTGTTAAAATAACTAATACTACATCACAATATATAAATAAAGATGAAGATCTACCAGATGATTATATTAATTTTAATAATGGATATATGGAATATGAAGTAAATACTAGAAAAGAACTTGAATATTTAAATCCACATAATTCTATACCACAAGAAAAAGTAGATGATTATAAGGCGTTTTTAGATAAACATTTAATAGACCAAAAACCGAATAATTATACAATTAATTATTTATATTTTGATAAATATAACAAAATATTAAAATCAGTTATTAAATATAATTTATCAAATAAGAAGGGTTTATATTTTGGAAATAAAAAAATAAATGATTTGTTAATAAAAATTAATAATAATACACCATCTGATATAAATCATAAAAATATATTCTCACGCGAAGATTGTAAACTTCTTTATAATTTCTTTGACTTTTTATATTTTAAATTTGATAACTATGATTTATATAAAATAGATAAATGTCTAACATTAAGTCAATTTCAAAGAAAATATTATGAAATAAGTAGTATTATGACTGTTCGAGAACTATGTGATAATATTAATGATAAGTTTAAAACTTATATGGAAAAATTGGAGAAAAAAGATACTTCTTTATTCAAATTTGATAAATTATATTATTCTTCTATTCAAAGACATTTTTATATTTATAACTATGAAAATTCAGAACAAAAAATATCAGAATATGTTTCATATCATAATCAAACACTATACAAAGAAACATTTAATTTCATAAGTAATTTTGATTTTGATAAAGCAAACCCTAAAGAAGTATCTAGTTTTATTAATAATAATTATTATAATTCAAAATATAATAATAAGTATAGATTTGAAAAAAATTATTTACCTAAATTTAATTTTGATCCAAATAATGATGTAATTACACTTTATAATCTTAATAATAATTATAACAATAGTATAAATTCATTTATTAATAATTACATATTTTCACAAAATACTAGGGGTATTTTCAAATTCAAGGTTGATACAGATTTTAATTATACAGATTATATAACTAGAATAAGATATGGTCAACAAAAAAAATATGTAACTCTCGTAATGAAATTTGATATTTATATACATAAAGATATATTTAAATCTTTATTTCAAAATAAATATATTGGAAATTTAAATTTAGATTATATCAATAGTAATATCCAATATGAAAATGAAACTAATATTATTTTACAAAAAATAAAAGATGATTGTAGAGATAAAGATATTATTTGTATCGAATGGATTAATTATTTATTTAATAATAAATATAATGGAACTAATTATGTAGGAACTAAATTTAATATTACTAAAGATAGTATTAAATTTAATTCTGGTTCATATAATTTAATTAAAAGGGATGATTTATTTAAACTTGTTGATACTATTGATAATAATACAGATACTATTTTAGGGAAAGACATTAAAATAATTAAATTTACTGAAAATTATGATAAATTATGTTTAATTAAAGAATTAAAAACAAATCCATTTGAGTATCAAAAACAAAATGTTTTTTGGATGAATAACATAGAAAGTGATATTGATATAAATAATTTTAATATTAAATTCTTATGTAATACAAATTTTAATTATATAAATGAAATTTCTAGTGAAAAACAATATATTTATAAATCATTTAACGATATAATGTACAAAAATATGTATTATAATAGCAATGGTAATGTTCATTATAATAGTAATGGGTATATTACAGAATTGACAGAAGAAGTAAAGGAACAATACTCTCGTACATTAAAATTATGTGGTGGTATTTTAACTGACGAAGTTGGATTAGGTAAAACCCTATCTACTATTTTAAATATTGTATATTCGTTTGAAAAAGATTTACAGAAAGTTAAAGAAGATAAAACATCATTTGATGCGAACAATATTATTATTTGTCCAAATCGTTTAGTAACTCAATGGTATAGTGAAATTAAAAAATATGTTTCACCAATGTTATTTAAAAAATTAAATATATCTAAAATAACAACTATAACAGATATTAAAAAGAAATTATATGATATTAAACCAAATAAACATTTTATTTATATAATTTCATCTAATCTAGTAAATAATACTAATTATTTGAATTATTTAATTGAAGATGAATATGATACTGCAAAATATATGAAACATATTAAATTACTTGATATAGAACATAAAAAACCCCATCATACTAAAATGATTGATGATTCTAAAGTTTTAAAAGCAATTTTAAAGAAAATACCTACTACTCTTGTTGGTGATGACAAAACAATAATAGATGAATTAACAGAATTTAAATTTGATGATAAAAAAAAATTCAATATTTTCACTCTAAAATGGAACAGAATAATATTGGATGAAGCACACGAAGTATTAAATACAAATATTTATATTAATTCGAAATATACGAATGTTAGTAATATTTATTATACTAAAAATGGCGAAATATCATATAATATTAGTAAGGGAGATAGATTTAAATTTGTTCAACTTTGTAGATTATATAGTAATTACAAATGGTGTTTAACAGCAACTCCATTTACCGAAGATGTTAGTAATCTTTATTGTTATATTAACTTCCTTAATAATGATTATATTGAAAATATTAATAAAGATATGAAA